TTTCTTTATATCCAACTGGAGATACGATGGTATTTCAAATTGCCAAACTACCTAGCGAGGCAAGTTTGACAGGAACACTTGCTTGGACCGATGTTGATGCTGATAGCGGAGTTGAATATTCTGTAGGCGCTACTGGTTATACAGCAGCAGATGCTGATATTCTATTTGGTGGTTATGTATCTTCTGGTTCATCCCAGAACTCACTATCCGCTGCTACAACTGGTTCTATTTCAGCAGCAAAGAAAAACATTATCGTTCAGAATTTTGACTCTACTTCATCAGAAGTTTATGTTGTTTTAGTAACTAACACAAACGCTCAAGGTCAGGGCGGAACAATCAGAGCAGGTCTTCAGTGGAGGGAGATTTACTAATGAAAAAGAGAGTACCTACAGAACAAGAAATTGCCAGAAAGCACGGCGTTTCTATTAAATATGTTATTAGGCAAGCTGAAATTGGATCAACGGTAGAACGTGAACACGTTACCGACCATAAAACAGCATATGGTATTGCACTGCAACATATTGCAGAATTTCCAAACTACTATCAAAATCTTCTACCAATGGAAAAGAAGTTAAAACAGCAATGGGCTAACGGAAAGAGAAGAAAAACTTTCAAAGAATTTAAAGAGCACTGTGGTCTTCCTTATTACACAGCAGATCATCAGTGTGAAAAGTGTAACGCAACTGGGATGTCTCAGGAAGGAAAGGAGTGCAAATTCTGCAATGGCACAGGATCTCTTTACGAAATGCCTGTAAAGAAAGTAGAAGAAAATCACATTGCTGTTGCTATGGGTAAAGAGATTGATGATGAAGGTGGGATGATTATGAGTCAACTTGATACTGTAGCAGATGCAGTTGAGAGACTTCGTGAAGTAGTTAAAGATCCCAAGATGCAGTTGCCTGGATGGGTACAATCCAAAATTACTTTAGCTGCAGATTATATTGACACCGCTGCTGATTATATGTCAAGCAAAAATGAAGAGGTTGATTTGGAGGAAGGAGCAGCGTGGACTCGTAAATCAGGTCAGAACAAGAATGGAGGACTCAACGAAAAGGGTCGTAAGTCATACGAGCGTGAGAATCCTGGAAGCGATCTTAAGGCACCTTCAAAGAAGGTTGGAAATCCCCGCAGAGCGTCATTTTGTGCCAGAATGAAAGGGATGAAGTCTAAACTAACCTCTAAGAAAACAGCAAATGATCCAGATAGCAGGATCAACAAATCGCTCCGTGCGTGGAACTGCTGACACAAGTAGGTTAAATTTGTTACTATTGTAGCTGACAAATACATTTTGCTTCTATATAATAATTGCACTGTCTAGTGAGACGCAAAATGGAAAAGGAACTTTCGGACCTTTCTATAGATAGAAAGGAATGTTCTAAATGCGGTGCGGTTTGGTTGAATGGTCAGCATAGATGGAGCGGTAACGGAAATCTAGGAAATCCATTAGACCTAGCTGGATTGGTTTGTAATAAGTGGGGAGATGACACTTGTATCAATCCATGCAAAGGAATGAGTGGAGGAGATACCTGGGATAAAAGAATGGAACTCCTAGGTAAAATGGGAAAAGAGATTGATAGAATGCACGAATAAATATTTTGTTATTCGCCAAACGAAAATGGCAAAGTCACCCAACAAAGGTAAGAAAGGTACTGCTGGAGGACAAAAAAACTCTAAGCAAAACCAAGGAAATGCAACTGCTAAAAAAGCAAAGAACGGCGGAAAGAAAAAGTGATTGAACTTATCGCATTTGCAATTGTTGGATATGTAGAGATCGGTCCAGGAAAATGCCAGATTGATTATCTACAATATGACAAGCTAAGTAGCGTTATAATGCCATGCTCAAAAGCTTATAGATATAGTGTAATTCCAATTGAGGAGTTTGATTATGTCCGAGGTTCCAGAAGATCTTCTTTATCCAGAGATTGATGATACTGAGTGGTACGATATTATTTTAAATGAAAATTTAGACTCCGTAATTAGTTACGATTCAATCATAGATCGTTTTTATTTGTATTGGAATGGGGAGATTCAATATTTTGAATCATTTGAATCGGCAGAGGATTGGTATAAACTAAATAGTGCTAGGTAAATAGAATAGGAACTCCATGTCTGTTCGTAGGATTCCGAACCCATCGGAAAATCTTTTTAAACCACCCTCGTCGGTAACATTAGAAAATAATGGAGAAGCCGCATTAGTTTTCGTAAGCAATACAGAACTTGCTTTTAAATACAGAGGTTCTGATAGTGTAACTAGAACTTTTCCACTTACTCTAAGTGGAGGTGGTGGAGGTGGAACTGCCGATGGAAATACTACATATGATATTTCTGCAGCAGATGGAACAGGTGGTAAAAAGTTAATTAGACTCACTGCTGGTGGTTCTGGATCTGGAACTGATGACGTAGCTCTCGTCCCTGGATCTGGAATCACTTTGTCTAGAAGTAATGATGAGATTACGATTGCACTATCAAGTGCAGCAGATGTAAGTGGTCCTGCATCTTCTACAGATAATGCAGTTGCCAGATATGATTTAACAACAGGAAAGATTATTCAATCTTCTTCAGTTACTATTTCAGATGCTGGAGCTATTGTAGCACCCCAGGCAGCAAGTTGTATTCCTTTCTATCACGCAACACAAGGAACATTCCCAACTGCATCCACAAACCTTGGAGGACTTGCATATAGCCAGGCAGATGGTTATATGTATTATGCTCATGGAAGTGCATGGAATGCTATTGCAAAATTAACTGATATTGCAAATATCACATATAGTGTATCAGCTGCAGATGGTACAGCAGGTAAGAAATTAATTAAACTCACTGGATCTGATGCATCTGAAGATAGTGTCACATTAGTTCAGGGAACTGGAATTACTCTCACCAGATCTAGTGATGAGATTACTATCAATGCAGACACTGCTGCATTGTACGCAGATACTCCTGGCGGAAACCAAGCAGAGATAGTTCTACAAAGATCAGCAGATGACGATAGAGTTTCTCTTGTCGGAGCTGGTGGATTGGTTGTTACTCAGTTAAACAGTACGACCATTCAATTAGAAGCTGCCTCATCATCAGTATCCTCAGTTACTCAGTACACTGATGAGTTAGCACAAGATGCAGTGGCAAATCTTTTTGCCGCTGGAACTCACACTGGTATTACCTTTACATATAACGACAATAGCAACTCTATGAGTGCTGTTGTCACCTCTGCTGGTGGTGGAACTACCTACGATTTAACTGGCACAAATACTACAACAAATCAGGCAATTCTTAACTTAGTTCCAAGTTCTGGTTTGACAGATAGTATTGAGATTGTCGGTGGCGGTGCAACTTCTGTTGCTTGGAATTCAGTCAACAAAAGAATTACAATTACTTCTACCGATACAAACACGGATACAAATACAACATATGCACTATCAACTCTTGATGGTGCAACTGCAGCAAAAAAAGTTATTAGATTGACTGGATCTGATGCAGCGACCAGTAATGTTACATTAGTTGCTGGAAGCAATGTATCTCTCACAAGAGCAGGTGATGAAATCACTATTGCTAGTAGCTACATTGATACGAATACAACCTACTCTATTAGCGCAGAAACTCCAACTGGTGGTGGTGCCGCAGTTCGTTTAACAAACTCTGGTGGAGGAACTGATGAGGTTGCATTTGTAGCTGGAACTGGAATCTCAATCACCAGGACAAATGCAGACGTGATCACTATCACCAATACTGGATCTGGTGTTGGTGGGTCTGGTGATGGAAATACAACCTATACAATTTCAACTGCAGATGGAAGTAATACTTCAGAAAAAGTTATTAGATTAACTGCAGCAAATCCATCGTCCACTGATGATGTTACTTTAGTTGCTGGAACTGGTATTGCTTTATCTCAAGCAAGTGATAAAATCACGATTCAACAATCCAATAGTAGATCTGGATTATCAGCAACGACTGCAACTTTAAGTAATGACGCAACGGGTGAACTAAATATTACAGGTTATAAAACTTATGCTCTTCTAAAAGTTCAAACGTCAGCTGCTGCTTGGGTCAGAATCTATTCAGATAATGCTTCAAGATCTGCTGATTCTACTAGAAGTGAAGGTCAAGATCCAGCTCCTGGTTCTGGTCTATTAGCTGAAATTAGAACCGCAGGAGCAGAAACACAAGTTATCACTCCAGGTCTCATTGGTTGGAACAACGATAGTCCACTAACTGACAACATTTATATGTACGTCACAAACAGATCTGGATCATCTGCAGCAATCACCGTAACACTCACCGCATTAAGATTAGAGGTATAAAAAATGGCTGTTTTAAAATCAGTAGTAAACGTCAATAGCGGAAACACTGGTTGGACAAGAGGCGATGTAATGACAGCCCTTGAGACCGTCTTTTCTAATTTGGGTTGGCATGGTGGTACAAATACAACTGGAGTTATTCAAACAACCATTCCTCCATACACAGGTAGCGTCAGTACATACGCTTGGAGAAGCACTAGTTCAACTCCTATATCATACGCAGCACAGGATAATAAAGCTTGGACTGTAACAAATAACGGAACAACTGCATATACGTTCACTCAAACTTCAGGTTCTGGAAGTCAAAGTGGAAGTAATTATTCAATCACTTGCAAGCAAGGTGATGTTCTGACATTCAATGTTAATGCTACAGGATTTTATATTGTATTCAGCAATACTGGTGGGTACAATGCAAATTATGTATTAACTGCAAATAACCTCAATAACTATGCTCCCACATATCAAGAGGAAGCAGCAGCAATTACTTTAGGTTCCGAATATTTTGCAAACTATCCAACTGGACAGGGAACCACTCAAGTTATATGGAACACAAATGCTTGTCTTCCAGGAACTTATTACTATGTAAACCAAACAAATGGTTCTACAATGACTGGAACTATTACCATTGAACCAGATGGCAATAGTCATGGATATCTATTTGATAAGGCAGGTTCTACTTATAATGGTTGGTATTCTAACTATCAACATGCTTCATTCTGGGATTACACAGTTCCTGCATCAGGTGGAAGATCTGCAGCTACGTTTAGAGTGTATAGATCAACCAGTGGACATGTAAGTGGTATTGATATTCTAAATCCAACTGCAACATTTGGTTGGTCCGATAATGAAGTATTTACTATACCAGGAACAGCAACTGGTGGATCAAGTCCAACTCATGATATTGTATTTGGAACTCTAGCTACAACAGGAAACACCACAACTCCATCAATTAGAACTACAACGATGGGAGCTGGTACTTCATTCTATCAAAAAAACTTGGCAAATGGATGGGGTGTTCTAAAGTTAGTGAATGATGAATCTAAAACTTACGGAACAACTTATTATGGATTTAACTTATGCAGCGATTTTCCCAATCATCTTTATATAACTTCTGGTCCTTCTTGGGGATTTGCGAATCGTAGAGACAATTCATATATTACTAATAGAGGTCCATCAAGTAGTAACGGTAGAGTATTTACCTCAACAGGTGCTTTTCTTGGAGCATATGGAGTTGACTATTCAGATCAAACAAATTTATATGCAATAGGAAACGACCCTGGAAGCTGGACGGCCGTTCAAATTTGTTCAACATCAACTCCAACAGCATATCCTTTAGCAATTAGAGTTTTTAGAGCTCAGGCACCACAAGACACAAACTTTGCCATTATTCAATTCACTCAAACTATTAACAATGTAGTGAATACTTATGGAACATTTTTCATTCATAAAGGCACTGGATATGGAAACAATGTTTGGGATTTGAATTTTGTGTATCAAGGTGGACTTACTACAATTTCTTCATCTGGAAATTCTACTTCAGAAGATATTACGTTTTTCACTACTGGACAAACTGGAAGACATTACGCAAGTAATACTGCAACAGAACAAGAAAATTATTCAAGCAATACAAAAACTAGAGAAGCATTTTATGGATATGAAAGAGGTCTAGGAGGTAATAATTACAATAGATCTTCTTACACTACATTTGGCAATAACATATACACCGATAATTATGGTGAAGTCGTTACATATTTCAGATCAGCTGCAGACGACAACAAAGATGGATGGGCTGCTAGACCTGGAGTATATAATTTGAGCACTTCTGCTAATTACTACAAACCAATCAAGGGATTACCAATATCCGCTTATTATACACCAGTTCCATATTACTTACCTGATGATTATGTCATGATTAACTTTGCTGTAACTCCAGCCGCAAGTATTTTTACTTCTGGAGATAGGATTATTGTTACTGCTGGTGTTGAAGAGTATGAAGTTTTAGTTGCCAACTATACCCAAAATACAACTGGTCTCAGTGGCAGCACTGTTTGTAAGGGAATTGCATTCTGCGCTAGGATAGTATAATGGCAGACTACACACCGACAGATATAACAGCAGCAGCTACTGCTAACTTTAAAACGGGAGTGAGAACTTCTGCTGCTAATATAGCACCAACTTTTACATCCACAGTTAGGGCTGCATCCATAACTGAAAATAACAATACTTTTAGTTTTGACAATCTGGTTACAAGTAGACCAGGATTCTTAACTGGAAGAAGACCAAGATTCGGATTACTCTTCCCCAGAGGTAACTATCAAAGATAATTAATTTTTTATGTCTGAAAATGTATACTTGGGGAATCCAAACCTCAAGAAAGCGAACACTCCAATTGAGTTTACTGCTGAGCAAATTGAAGAATACATAAGGTGCAGGGAAGATCCCGTGTACTTTGCGTTGAACTATGTCAAGATCGTTTCTGTTGATGAAGGTCTTGTTCCTTTCAAGATGTATGAGTTTCAAAAAGAACTCATTAGAAAATTTCATGATCATAGATTTAATATTGCAAAGCTTCCTAGACAGACTGGAAAATCCACCACCGTGGTTTCTTATCTTCTGCACTATGCAATATTCAATCCAAACGTAAACATTGGTATTCTTGCAAACAAGTTATCAACCTCTAGAGAACTGCTGGGTAGATTGCAACTTGCTTATGAGAACCTTCCTAAGTGGATGGCACAAGGAATTATATCATGGAACAAAGGTTCTATGGAATTGGAGAATGGTTCCAAGATAACAGCAGCATCTACATCTAGTTCAGCTGTCCGAGGGATGTCATTCAACATCATCTTCTTGGATGAATTTGCGTTCGTTCCAACTCACATTGCAGACCAATTCTTTGCATCTGTATATCCTACCATTTCATCTGGTAAGAAAACCAAAGTTATTATCATCTCCACCCCAAATGGAATGAATCACTTTTATAAGTTGTGGCACGATGCTCAACTTAAAAGGAATAATTATATCTGGACAGAAGTACACTGGTCTGAAGTTCCTGGAAGGGATGCTAAATGGAAAGAGGAAACGATTGGCAATACCTCTCTCAGACAGTTCACTCAAGAGTTTGAGTGCGAATTCCTAGGATCTGTTGATACTTTAATATCCGCAGCTAAGTTAAGGACGTTACCTTTTATAGATCCTATTAACAGAAATGCTGGGTATGATATGTATGAGCGCCCTCAGGATGATCATGATTATATCATAACTTGTGATGTATCTAGAGGATTATCTCAAGACTATTCTGCATTTGTGGTCTATGATATTACTCACTTCCCATACAAGATCGTAGGTAAATATAGAAGCAAAGATATCAAACCAATGCTATTGCCGAGCATTGTATCTCAAGTTGCCACAAGTTATAACAAGGCATATGTTTTGATTGAGATCAATGACATTGGAGATCAAGTTGCAAATATATTACACTTTGATTTGGAGTATGATAATGTTCTCATGTGTTCCATGCGAGGCAGAGCTGGGCAGCAGGTTGGAACTGGATTCTCAGGAAAGAAGACTCAGATGGGAGTCAAGATGTCCAAGACTGTCAAAGCTCAAGGATGCTCAAACTTAAAAACTTTGGTTGAAGACGATAAGTTAATTGTCAATGACTATGAAATTGTATCAGAATTAACTACGTTTGTTCAAAAGAAACAATCATTTGAAGCTGAGGATGGTTGCAACGATGACTTAGCAATGTGTCTGGTTATTTTTTCTTGGTTGGTCGCACAAGAATACTTTAAAGAGATGACCGATCAAGATGTTCGTAAGAGAATTTACGAGGAGCAAAAGAATCAAATTGAACAGGACATGGCTCCGTTTGGATTTATTCTTGATGGTCTAGAGGATGACAAGATAATTGATAAAGATGGAACCGTTTGGTCCATGGATATGAATGACTCATCGGCAGGGTGGCATCTAGATGAGTACGGTGATCGGTCATTTATGTGGGAATATCGCTGAGAAGGTCCATTTTTATAAATAATTCTAGTTAAAAATGAATTCTTTATTCAGGAGTTTAAACGCATGGCAAGCACGTTACTCTCGCCAGGGGTTGCAGTAATAGAAAAAGACCTAACTCAAGGTTCCATTGAAACGGTAGAAATTAATACTGGCGCTATTGCTGGTGTGTTTGAGAGAGGTCCAATTGGTGTTCCAACTAGAATCTCAACCGAGGCAGAATTATTAGAAGTCTTTGGCAGACCAAACAACAGCAACTACGAATACTGGTGGACTGCATCTAGCTTCCTTCAGTACGGTGGTGTTCTGGAAGTCGTTAGAGCACTCACTGGAGTTACAAACGCTAACGCCAGCTCAACCGCATCACTTCTGATTGATAATAAAGATAAGTACGAGTCAGCATATTCTGGTGGAAGTCAGGCATGGGAGTGGGCAGCAAAGAGTGCTGGATCTCAAGGCAATAGCCTCAAAGTTGCCGTAGTTGACGCAGGCGCTGATCAAATCCTCACCCTGGCATCAGCTCCAACCACAACTGCAGTTGGAACTCAAATTGCCAATGGATCTGCAACTAAGACTGCAAGAATTTATTCCTGGGATTCAACAACTAAGAAACTTGCCATCATCAACGAAACTGGTGGAGAATTCACCGTTAGCGATACCGTAGAGAACGGAGCAACCGATATTGCAGTTTCATCCGCTACTTCATGGTATGAGCAGCAATCAGTTTTCACTGGTCTTCTGTGGAACAATGTAGCAGATCGTCCTGGCACTTCACCATACGCAGCAGAGCGTGGTGGATCAAGGGATGAAATGCACGTCATTGTTTATGACGCTGATGGTAAAATCACTGGAACTCCATTAACTGTTCTTGAGAGATACACCTATCTTTCAAAAGCAAGCAATGCAAAACTGCCAGAAGGTGGAACCAACTATTACGTTGATGTACTCACAGAGAAGTCTTCATGGATTTACTGGGGTAAGCATGAAGAGACTTCATACGATGTCAGCGCAAATGGTGGCACAACTACCTTAACAAATACAGGTGGTGGTGCTGATGTAGACTTTGATATCATCGGAGCTACACAATACACATTCGGTGCTGGAACTGATGACTATGCAGCAACTCAAGCAGAAATTGAGTTTGCATATGATTACTTCTCAGATACAGAAAATCTCCAAGTTGACTTCCTAATCATGGGTCCTGGAGGTGCAACTATTTCTGAGTCCAAGGCGAAGGCAACCAAACTCATTGATCTTGCTGCTTCTAAGAAAACTTGCATCGCATTCGTTTCCCCACATAAAGGAAATGTTGTTGGAGTTGCAAGTTCCACAGATCAGACAAACAATGTTCTGTCATTCTACTCAACCCTATCAAGCACTTCATATGCAGTGTTTGATAGTGGATATAAGTACATCTATGATCGCTTCAATGATGTATATCGTTGGGTTCCTTGCAATGGAGATACCGCTGGACTTTGTGCATCGGTAACCGCAGCTGGAGATCCATGGTTCTCACCTGCAGGTCTCAACAGAGGCAATCTCCGCAATGCAATCAAACTTGCATATTCACCTAAGAAGTCAGAAAGAGATCGTCTCTACCAAAAGAGAATCAATCCTATCACCAGCATTCCTGGTCAAGGTATTGTTCTCTTCGGAGACAAAACAGCTCTCGCTACACCATCAGCTTTTGATC